ACAGAACAACGTTCCACCGAATAAAAAAACGGTCTGACCACAGACGTTTACGGTCGAGACGCAAAATACTGGAATACAGCACACGCTAGATCACATCTAGTAAAAGATACCGATCCGGACAAGATCCGAATGGTATTTGGAGTCCCAAAACTCCTGCTTATGGCTGAGATGTCATTTGTTTGGCCGATTTTCAATCACATACTCAATCTCGAACAGCATTCACCAATGCTTTGGGGATTTGAGACCTTCAAAGGAGGATGGTACAAGCTAAGAAAATATTTTAGCGAATATCACCCAAGATTGAAAACATTCCTGTCACTAGACTGGAGTCAGTTCGACAAACGAGCTCGATTCGAAGTCATAGATGACATTCACTCCAGATGGAGAAACTGGTTCGACTTTAGTCGATACTGGCCTACTCACTGGTACCCAGACGCCCAAACGGACGAATGGAGAATCAAAAACCTATGGAATTGGATGTGCAATGCTATCAAGCACACACCCGACAAATTACCAAATGGTAATCTATACCAACGACAACACTCAGGTATAGCATCAGGTTTCTTACAAGCTCAATTTCTTGACTCGTGTTATAACACAGTCATGGTATTGACAATACTATCCAGAATGGGATATGACATTGACAAAATAGTCATAAAAGTTCAAGGAGACGACTCACTAGTCGGTCTACTTACAACCATTCCAGATATTGTTCATCAATCATTTCTCGACACCTTCTCACGGTACGCCGAAGATTACTTTGGAGCTATTCTTAGCACAAAGAAATCTAAAATTCATAACTCATTAGAACATGTACATGTTTTAGGATTTAAGAATACAAACGGACACCCTTACAGAGACGAGAATGAATTACTCGCTTCACTACTACACCCAGAACGCGGTATGGATCAACCTCGCTTAATGGCACGAACCATTGGCATTTCATACGCAAACTGTGGCATTAGCACAAGCGTTTACGCTGTCTGCGAAGACATCTACGAGTACCTCAAGTCAAAGAATTTCAATCCGAATCAATCCGGAATTCCTGACATGATAAAGTACCTTTATATAGATCAAGATCTTCCAGATTACCTCACAAGTGAATTGAAATTTCCTAGTTTCTTTGAAACATTCAAAGACCTAGTAAACACTCAATTTCGATCGGACGCACAGAAATCAAGACTCTGGCCTCTAGACCACTTCATATACTAGACAACGCCCTAACGTTAGGATAAGTTTAGTGTTTTGTTTACCACATTTCAAAACTGAAAAAAAAAATTCAAACACAAAAAAC